AAGAACTCCATAACATTCTCCTGTAAAGTTACCTCCGACATTGATGCCAGAGACCGCATTAAATATGAACCGCTTTACCGACAGTTGGGTTAGCACTACGGTTATTAAGGATGCACCACATGACAGGGACAGACCACGATCCCCAATCACCACCCAAGTAACCATCGGTTAACATCACAACAGCTTCAGGTTTAATAGACTTCTCGGCCATATACAATGGAACACAAGTCGCATCTGTACCACCACCGCCTGCTGGCTTAGTTGATTGCACAAGGTTTTGGTATTCATCAGCGAGATATACTTCCTCTCTGCATACTTCCGTGTCCCAATACAACAGGCGAACCTTATTAGGTTTAACCTGATCGCATATACCCACGATCTCGGCTAAGAACATATTAAGTTCTTGCTGACCAATAGACCCTGATGTGTCAATACCCAATACAATCTCACCCATTGATTCACTAATAGATGACGGCATGAGTATGTCCATACCAAGGTAGCGACGATTCGGTTTCTTCCATGTTGAGTAGTCCTTGCCTGCACAAGTTGTTGTCACAAAGTCACGCAATACTTCTCGCCAATCCTGTTTAGTTTGTAGTAGTTCACCGATATCACGATTACCACCCGAACCTGTTTTACCAGCAAGGACTGCACCTTGACGAATAGCTTGGTCGATTTCCTTGGCTAGTTCTTTGTTAGCTTCCTCGCCTAGTTCTTCTGCACCTTTCCAATCATGATCGTCAAACGGATTCTCATCTTGTCCATCACCGTCGGGTGGTGTAGGAATTAAGTTGAATACTTGTTGAGCATTCATGCCTGTAAAGTTACTGTTGATTAACGCACCATCAATGATCTTAATCCAGCCATGCTTACATGCGTCAGTCTCGGCTAACTTCTGATTGATAACATAGTCACACGCATGATTCGCCTTAGTATGGTGTATATCATGTAGGTGTTTCCATGTTGTCAAGTGCCGATACATTTTGTGATAGCACTCATGTAGGATTAAGAAGCGGAACTCTGCATCGGATAGTCTATCTACAAACTCCCTACCATATGCTTCATCACGACCATTAGTACACGCCGTGCGTAGTCCATCAACGATCATCTTCTTACCAATCATAAGCACACCCGTCAATGCGATGAACTCATCGTGACCAATCAAGTCAGTCACACCCTTACGCAGTCTTTGTTCTGCGGTTAGTTGTTTGCCTATTGCTAATGACATTATTCATTCTCCTCGTTAAATGCTTCAAACTCTAAGTTCATAAGTTCTGTGTCCATGCCCTCATCGAGACATACATTAAGTGCAAATTGCTCTGCTTCCTCAACGGAATCTGCATCGAGTTCCATGTTCCATGTTCCTGTAACTGTAACTGTGTATCTAGTCATAATCATTCTCCTTATACTTTGTCTGCTGTAAACATAAAGTTGTTAGCCACACACCAATCTCTGAACTTGGCATTGCTCATCACAACACCTTGCTTGGTGTACTTCGGATTGCGTACTTGCATAGCAAAGAAGCCCTGTGCCTCACCATCTAACCTGTTAAGGTATGTCATCCAAGGGTCAATGAACTCTTTAGACATAGTAGATAAAGCACGATGCACCACCATCATGATCGCTGATGACGATTCTGGTAACTTGGCTTGCGTTGGGTTCGTCTTAATTTCTTCATGCTTAGGTAGTTGATCTACTAATTCAATCCATGTCCGTAAGTCTGAGCCAGCACGAGCACCGATAGTACCGATGAGATTACTCTGCAATGCGTTACCACTAATGCGGTCTTTAGCCCATAGCCAATTACTAGCAAGTTCTAATGAACGAGGGGTAACGAATGCTTCTCGTTGTGCTTTCGGATGGAAGATGTAAGGATTGCCACCCATCTCGTCATCGGGATTGTCCACATCTTCATATGATGCAAAGAGTTTCTCGCCCTCCTCTGCTACCCACATAATCATAGCTGGATGGATGCCGTTGTTATATGCAAAGTTCTCAATCCATAACTGTGCCGTAGGTTTAGCCATTCTTACTGTCGATATGCGATTGCGATGATGAGGCATAAGAAGATCACCGACACCCTCGCCTGCTAAGTTAGTAGTTGCAAACACATAGCTACCCTCGGGCAGTTTCTTATTACCTACCTTATGGTTGAGCATGGTTTCCATGCAAGCATTCTTAACTGATTGGTTCATCTTACCGAACTCGTCGAACATCAGGATTACAGGTTTACCTAAGTGCAAGCCGAACTCCTCGTTTGGTACAAAGCGGACAAACTCGGCATCGTCACCCATGTCAAGAATCTTAGGGATATATAAGTCACCCAAGTCTTTAGTTGTGCCATCGAAATAGCAGGGGATATGTGTCGGTAACTTACTGGCAAGTATCTTAAGGATTGATGATTTACCCGAACCCATGTGACCACGCACAAGCATTGTGCCTTTGGGATTGGATAGAATCGACTCTACTACCTCGTCGATAGATTGCTCATACATACGTTCTGCTGTCATTGTGGTCTTAGCCATTTGGTATTACTCCTATTAAGTTGTTGTGAGGAACTGCGTTTAATCATTTGTATCAAGAATATCTTGACGCATCTGTTTTACTTCATAACTGCCTATTGCTAATTCATATAGAATCTCAATGATTCCACTACGCAAGGTATCGCTACCTACCCAGTAGTCCACCATATCTCTAGTTATGTTTGGAGTTGGGTCGTTGTTACCCCCATATCCTTCTTCTATGATTTGCATTTAATTCTCCCTGTAAAGTTACCAAGAAAACTCTTTGAGTAGTTGATCTACTTTCTGTTTTGTATCTAATCTAAAGTCATCATCTTCACGCAATGCGTCAGGTGTTACACCTAGCAAGGCATTCTCAATCTTGACCTTAGCTTGGCGCATCTTGGCATCGTCTGTAATGTTAAAGCGGTCTAGCAATGCGACCATGTCCCGAACATTTGATACCAGAGAGTCCCTGAAAATTTGCTTGTCATTACCTGATAGCTTGGTAGACATATTCAATAGTGCGTCGTGAGTTCTCTGCCATACATCTGCGTATGCTGAGTTGAGGTTTTCGCTGTATGCTTGGGCATAGCTGTCCTTAAGAAGTTGTTGTGCTTCATTGCCAACATTCACTCGCCAATCGCCTACATCAGGGACAGGGGTATATTTGACAGAGAAGCGGTATTTAGATGCAATAGTTTCTGCATCGGGGTAATCGTTGCTATTGAATAGCGTTCCTAGTTTCATCTGTGCTTGGATTACTAGCTTGTCATACTGCTTAATAAAGTCTGTAACTTTACTGTTGAACTCGGCTTCAAGAGTTGTGATTTGTTTCTGATAGTCAAAGAACATAGCAGTTGTTAATAGGCGAAGTCCGCTATCTGACCACGGCATTGTGGCATGGTAGTGGTATGTCCGTGCATTGCCTGCAAACTTACCGATTGCATCGAATACAGGTTCATCTGCAAATAGCTTTTTGTTGTAGTTGCCTGCACGAGTTGTAGTGTGTTTGGCCTGATCGACTTCAAGGGATACACCTTTGTCTAGCTTTCGGCCAGTCCATGTTGAGATGTTAAGTTCTACAAGCATGGCTGAGTTGCTGATACTTGGTATTGACCCGACATTGATGTCGGTAAAGTTACTGGAAACTGTCTGATTCATTTTTAATTCTCCTGTGAGGTTGTTAATATTTACTACCCTTTACTACTATAAGACATATTATACTAGAGTTTACTACCATTGTCAAGTTCCTGTGCGTAGTCCTCCAAGCCTAGTGCGTGGTATCACGAGGATATACTTCTCCTCATCCATTGACTGTAAAGTTACATCGTGGTCTGTCCAACACATGATTACATAGGTGCGTTTGCCAATGCGTTTAATCTGCCCTGTGTTCATTTGCCATTCTCCAACCAAATATAAAGGCCAACAATAAAAGGGGACAGCATGGACAGGGTAATTACCATGCCCCAAACAGCATTGATTATGAAGTCAAGGGTTAGCTTGCTCTCTGCCTTGAATGTCTGTATCGCAGTGCAATACTCGGCATCACGGTTAGCCTCTGATAATGTGCGTGATACAGGGCTGATATTTTTAGTTAGTGTTTTACTTGGATATCTCATTTACTTCTCCTATGTATTCGTGGTTAATATATTGCTGATATGTTTGTGATACAGGGTTACTCGGGTTATTTATGTTGTAGTGGTCATGCGGTGTTAATGTTTCTCCTAATAAATAAAATAATGGGTTGCGTTCTGCAATGAGTTTCCTCTTGCGTTGTGCGTTAGTTTCGACCTTGAGTAAATGGGGGAGAGAATTTAATCGTGCCTCCTCTAATTGCACAAGCCGTCTCTTTGCTGATTTACTTCCATGTAAACTCATGATTCAATTACCTCCTTTAGTTTCTTGCATTCATCTTCAAAACCTTCGCTACCTAACTTGGTGCGGATTGATAATAGGCGATCTGATTTTTCCTTATTACGCAACCAACGAATAATGCTTTCTCTGTCGCTGGTAAGCACCATTACTGCTTCTATCAAGAAAATCTTATCTTCGCCTGTAAAGTTACTGCCGTTTTCGTTGTTCATATAATCTCCCTTATCCAATCAATATATACCTCGTTATATTCAAACCACCTAGCCTGACGCTTTCGATCAGGTTTATCTATTGGGTAGTTAACCAATAATCGGCCACCATTCCATCGCACTAGCGAATAGAACTCAGGCTTATCAGGTTTGCGATACAGTTTTATTACTAGCATTATTACTCCCTATCTCCGATAGATAACATAATCAAATGATCGACTACTTCAGTATTACTCATACTTTGATAGTCATCTAGTAATGCTTGCTCGGCTAGTTTGTATGCTTTTGGCGGTACATTGATACCTAGTTTGGCAAGTTCTTTCATCTCACAAAGTAAATCGTCTGTGAAGTTGTTTTGTGGGCTAAATGTTTTCATATTGTCCTCTTGGGGTTAAGTTGTTTGAGCAAGGCCATGTCTGTGATAAGGACATAGTTTGATTTGTTAAGCGGTGCAATGGTGTAGCGTTTGGCTTTTTCCTCGGCTATCTCATCACCACAATCTAGGCATACTGCGTAGCCTATGTGCATGCGTTCCAATTCATACGGTTCGCCACATAGTTTGCAACGGGGTATGTACTGCTTGGCTTTTGGTATTTGTGTCATATATGTATCTCCTAGATAACTGAAAAGGCTGAATCGTCGCCATCATAGAACCAATCGGTATAAGCAAAGATACCGTTAGCATTGCGATTTGTGCCACCAAAGATAGGCATTGCAATACCCTCCTCTAGTCCTGCACATTCCAAAGAAACGAATAATCCCATCTCCTCTGCAATGTCTTCCCATTGCATCTCGTCTACTAGATCGAACTGCTTAACTTGTTTCATACTATTCTCCTGTAAAGTTACTGCCGATATTTGGATTTTGTGAATGATTAGCTAATGATGTATTACCCTGCTGTATCTAAACTTCCCACTCACAAACATATTATACTCTATTACCCTTGTAAAGTCAATGTTTTGGTGTCAGGGATTAGTAAAGTGTAAGTAAAACTATTTGAACCTATTGAACCTTATTTGAACCTTTATATACCTATATAGAATAAGGATTGTACCTTTGTTCCTTTTGAACCCTGCTTTTTAGTCTATCCGAGTTTTTAAATTCTTCCCTCTCTCTGCAAGAAAAAAGAAAATTCATTTTGGCCAAAGACATTTTTGTTGGGTTCAAAAGGAACAAAGGTACAAAGCCCGTGGTTACAAGGTCGTGATGGGTTCAATAGGAGGTTCAATTGCTCAAAAAAGGTTCAATAGCAGGGTAAACCCTAATAAGTTCCTGTAAAGTTACAGTACAACATCTAACCCTGTGTTGCTCGCTACTCTGGTGACTGGTATCGTTTAATAAAATACTGCCTGTAATGTTACTGTGTGATGTGAGGCCGAAAGCAACGGCTGATTGACCCTATGCTACACGCTACTGTGGTGACTGGTATCATTGGAAAATTGACGCACCGCAACAAAAAGCCTCTGTAAATTACAGGGCATGACGGAAAAAAAAAGGCGAAAAAAAAACCCCGCTTGTCAGGCGGGGTTTAAGTATTACTAGGTTATTACTTAGTATCTTTGATATGCTTGAATATCGCTAAACTACGCAATAACTTAACATCTTCCACTAGATTAGGGTATGGCTTTTTAGAGTCATTTAAGCGTTTAATTGCTTTATTGATATCTCTAAGAGCCATTACTTCATTATCAGCAGGTTTTTCTTTATCAGTTTTACCTGATAGCTTGCCCTCTTCAAATCTAACCATAGCTTTTTTGATATTGCCATAATCACTACTGATATTCTCGCTAAAGAATATTTTGCGTAATGCTTGCTGGGTCATGCTAAGACTATCAGGTAAAGCGTTGATAATCTTTTGAGCATCAGCATCATAACCCTTGACAATACCAGCGATAATATTGGCTCTAAAAGAGCGTAACTCAGGCTCTTTTTCATCAGCACCAACAAAATGAAAACTACGCTTGCCGTTATTCCACAGCATTTCTACTAATTTCTTAGTAGATTTTTTGCCGTTGAATGATAGCTTGCCAAATTCCTCTAATTGCTTACCCTCATCAGCGTTGATAACTAATACAGGGTTAGAAGGGATTGGCTCACCTAGCATTGCCTTAACTTGTTGACCAATAGCGGATACTTCAGGTGCTGCATTGATTACTTTAGGCATGATTATTCCTTTCAAGAATGTTAACCTATAAATTGTGAGAGAACTATTCTGATTAAGCACTTATCAGGTGAAACCTTATAAGCATTGTGATGCCTTAACCATTACTAATAGTTTATTAGTATTTGATAGCATAGTCAATAATTTGATATTCCCTGTAATGTTACTGACAACGACCCCCCACCCCCCGCTAATTGGATATGGGACTCCTGCCAGCTTCCCTTTCCTATTCTGAACGGAATGAATCGTAACTTTCGGTTTTCTAAAATTTTTTTTGTAAAAATCGGCCAAAGACCTAGGGTTTTCCCTAAGTACCCCCCTTGTCATAAAAATGACCCCCATGCAAAAATTTTTTTCTGTAAAATTTAAGTATCCCCCCAACCCCACCGGAGTTCTATGAATGACAACGACTGCCCAAAAATTCATCGTCAAAAAAGTCGACATAAGGAACTCAGCAATACAAAATCTCCTGCTTTTCCTGCAGAGAAAAATTCTTCCAGAAGATGTGCCGTACGAGCCGACTCGTGGTCATTGGTGGGTAGTATATGCAGAGTGTGGGAAGCCCGTGGCTTTTGCGGGTCTAGTTCGTTCGACTCGTTGGACAGATACAGGTTACTTATGTAGAGCAGGTGTGCTTGAAGGATTTAACGGTAACGGATTACAGCTGCGACTTATTAAGGCAAGAACAGCGCAAGCTAAAAGACTTGGTTGGAATTGGTGTATCACAGACACAACAAATAACCCTGCATCTGCTAACTCCTTGATTAATGCGGGTTTCAAGATGTACACTCCAGGACAACCGTGGTCTTTTAAAAACGCTTGTTACTGGAAATATAAGGTGAATCCTGATGCCGTACAAAGACGTGAACGTAAGAAAAAGCAAACACAAGGAATACAGCCGTAAGCATTACTTAGAGAATCAAGTAGAGATACGGCAGAAAACAAAAGATAATAAGGCTAAAGAAAAAGCGAAGTGGTATGCATTTAAACGTACACTTAAGTGTGCACTTTGCGGGTTCTCACATATAGCAGCAATGGATTTTCACCACGAAGATCCCACCACAAAAGAAGGCAACGTCCATGAGTTTGTGTCTAATGGGCAGTTTGCTAAAGCCTACGAAGAGATTAAAAAGTGCATAGTGCTCTGTGCCAACTGCCACCGCATTCACCACTGGGAGGATCGGGAACAAAAGAAAAAGATACCTAAAAGTATCAAAAAGAAAAAAAAATGTTACCTATAGGTAACAAACCGCCCTAAAAACAAAGTAAACCTAGATCCAATAACAAAGTAAAAAAAGTTTACCGAACGGGAAGAATTGATGAAAAAGTGTGCAAATGTAGGAAAATATTCCCGAACGGGGTATTTTGTAAAAAAAAGTTTTTATGTTGCAACGCAACAAAATGTGTAATATACTACACATTATTAACAACCCCTTTAATAAGGAAACCCATATGTACGACTTCTTTAATAAGCCACTTGAACTAAACAAAAACTACCAACAAGTAGAAGGTGCCATCAAATCTAGCTATAACTTTTGGTTAGATGTAATATGTGATGCCCTCAAGATGTATAAAACGAAGTAAAATAAACCCGTGGGGGGAATTGGATTTTTATGCTTCACATACATTTAGCCCAGTAGTACCCCACACCAACATGTATAAAAAAAGGCAAAAAGTGTACACGTTGTAAAAACATGTATATAATCTAAACATCTTATACGTCGGACATGACAGGATAGATGCAAATACATGTAGAGCCGGACTTGGCAATACCATTCCCGGAAGACAATCCGGTCTTAGCGAACTTCATCGAGAAGGCGCAGGCAGCCTGTAATTCAGCAGAATTACTCGGGCTAGATACCACACCCACTGAAAAAGACTTAGCTGTTGCAGAACAAGCAGTGTATAAGGTCGCCGAAAACGAAGAAAAGAATAGCAAAAAACTAGCTAAAGTACAGCACACTCCTGCTACATATAAGTCAGTAAAAGGCATACTTGACGAATACTCTTTGCGAGTTGTTGATAATGCCCTGCAGATTCGCCTACTTGTAACAAACAAACTCATTCTTGCATCAGAAAGTGAAGACGACCGCACTAAAATGCGAGCTTTAGAACTACTTGGTAAGATCACAGACGTTGGTTTATTCACTGAGAAGTCCGAAGTGACCATTAATAATCGCTCAACTAAAGATCTTGTAGATTCTGTACGTGCGAAAATACAACGTTTGATGCAGCCTGTTGATGTTACTGACGTAAAAGAAGTAAAAGTTAACGGTGAATCTATAAATCTTGATGAAGATTTAGGGCCAATAGAGCCTAAAAACGAAGAAAAAACTGAAGAAAAACCGGTCGAAAACGACGAAAAATGGGAATAAAAACGTAAAAAATGAGTGATTTTGACACCATTTCTTCAGAATTAAGTGACCCGCTGTCCTCCCTAACAGACGCAGAATTAGACTTTTTAGTCCAAAATTTGGACGAATTTGACGATACAGATGCGTTAGAACTAGATATAGTGCTCGATGAGATAGATAAACGCAAATCTTCTAAGGCTTGTCGTGATGATTTAATTGAGTTCTGTAAAAAATTGCAGCCAGACTATAAGGTTGGTAAGCACCACCGCATTCTGGCAGACTTGCTGATGGATATTGCAGACGGTAAGAAGAACCGCATCTGTGTAAACATACCGCCTCGTCATGGTAAAAGCCAGCTTGTGTCAATCTATTTCCCAGCATGGTTCTTAGGTAAATACCCTAATAAGAAAGTGCTGATGGTATCCCACACTACCGATCTTGCTGTGGACTTTGGTAGAAAAGTGAGGAACATAATTGATAACCCGGTCTATCACACGATATTTCCAACAGTCAATCTGGCTCAAGATAATAAGTCTGCTGGTCGCTGGAATACTAACTGTGGCGGCGAGTATTTTGCTTGCGGTGTTGGCTCAGCTCTGGCGGGTAGGGGAGCGGACTTACTATTGGTGGACGATCCACACAACGAACAAGACATTATTAACGGCAACTTTGACGTTTTTGAAAGAGCATATGAGTGGTTTACTTATGGTGCTCGTACTCGTCTTATGCCTGGCGGTCGTGTAGCAATCGTGCAAACTCGTTGGCATCAGGATGATCTGAGTGGTAAAGTTGTTAGAGACATGACTCAGAATGAGGAAGCTGACCAGTATGAAGTTGTTGAGTTCCCAGCAATCTTTAACGAAGGAACAAAAGAAGAACGGGCTTTATGGCCTGAGTGGATGCCTTTACCCGCTCTGCGTCAAACTAAGGCCTCTATGCCTGTGTTCCAATGGAACGCCCAATACCAGCAAAACCCCACCAGCGAGGAAGCCTCCGTTGTCAAACGAGAGTGGTGGAAATGGTGGAAGTCAGATAACCCACCCCAGTGCGAATACATCATCATGTCCCTTGATGCTGCAGCCGAGATCAACAACCGAGCCGACTTCACAGCGCTAACAACGTGGGGCGTGTTTATGAATGAAGAGAACGGCGCCTACAACATCATCCTCTTAAACAGTATTAAGAAGCGTATGGAGTTCCCTGAACTAAAAGACTTATCTTATAGGGAATACGAGGAGTGGCAGCCAGATGCGTTTATCGTTGAGAAAAAATCTGCGGGTACTGCGCTGTATCAAGAATTAAGAAGAACGGGTATGCCCGTACAAGAATATACCCCACACAGGGGTTCTGGTGATAAACTAGCGAGACTGAACAGTGTAGCAGATATTATTAGATCAGGGCTATGTTGGGTCCCGGAAACTCGGTGGGCTGAAGAAGTAGTAGAAGAGATTGCCGGATTTCCGTTTATGTCCCATGATGACTTGGTTGACTCAACGGTGATGGCACTGATGCGGTTTAGGAATGGGGGCTTTATTCGCTTGCCAAGCGACGAGCCAGATGAGATACAGTTTTTTAGAGCCAAACGAAAAGCGTATTACTGAGGTAAAACATGAAATTTAATTACGGCGGATACGGTATGTCAGACTATATCTATGGATATAGAGCAGACCCAACAA